AGTCTGACTACCAGCTACGCCTTCTCGCTGATCAGCTCGACATCGGGGTCGATTACGTTTCCCCAACCGCAGAGCTTCTCGACGCAATCGTAACCGCGGAGCCGTTCGACGGCTTCGTGCTGCGCGATCACGTCAAGGGGATGCGCGACAACAAGCTCAAGCGCATCCAGCAGGCCATCCAACTCGGTATGATCCAGGGCGAAACGTCGGATCAGATCATCCAGCGGATACGGGGAACCAAGGCTCGTAATTACCGCGACGGCGTCCTCGCCATCAGCAGGGCGTCGGCTGAACGCATCGTCCGGACCGCGGTCAACCACATCTCGAACCGGGCCGCCGAACTGTCGTTCGAGCAGAACGACGATGTTGTGAAGGAGCTTCAGGCGGTAGCAACGCTCGACACCCGGACCTGCTCACGATGCGCTGCGATGGACGGCAAGAGGTTCAAAATCAACGACCCCAAGCGACCGCGCTATCCGCTGCATCTGAATTGCCGCTGCCGCTACGTCCCGGTCACGCGTAGTTGGCGAGACATGGGATTCGATATCGACGAACTGCCGCCGGTCGCGCGCGCGAGCATGAACGGGCAGGTCTCTGGCACTGAGACGTTTGAGACCTGGCTCAAGCGTCAGTCCGCCGCCGTTCAGGACGAGACGTTGGGCCGCACGCGCGGAGCGCTGTTTCGCAGGGGTGGGCTAAAGATCAGCCGCTTCGTGGATCAGAAGGGCAATCAGCTGACCCTCGACGAATTGCGTGAACGTGAGGCGTCGGCGTTCCGAAAGGCCAAGGTGGCGTGATGCGCAGGGTCAGGTGGAAGAAAAAGGGTGTCAACCGATCGCGCAAGCCTCTGAGCGCTTCTCATCGGGCCGCGATCAGCAGGGCGCTGCGCGGCCGCAAACGAGGCGTTGGACGCCGTAAGGCATCCGGGCTGAAGAGAGGGCACATCGGCCGCGCTACGCAGCTCCTGCGCAGGTTGGCTCGGCGTGAGAAGCGCCGTGGCAGGGCTCGGCAGGTCCGGAACATCACGAGGGCACATCGTCTCCTCGGCCGGCTGGCTCGCCGCACGCGGCGCAAGGGCGGGTACTATTGAGGAAGGCCGAGGCCCTGCGGTTTATCCGCAGCTTCCCGCGGTTCAATCAGGGGCGTGGATACCGACTGAGCGACAAGGGAACCCACATGGCGATGGGCTTTCGGCGAGTGCCGGATGCCGTCGATCGAGCTATGCGGATCATCGTTCCCAAGGGTGCATATACCGAGACTATCGAGACGCTCAGGCCGTTCGATGTCGAGTGCTTCCAGAGCCGCCTTCGTTACGCGAGCCTGTGCTTCGCCATCCGGCATTTCGGCGGCCTCAATCGCTGGAAGAAGGCAAGGCTGCCGATCCTGATCCGCTTCGGACGTCACCTGATGGTCTGGAACGGAACCCATCGGGTCTTTGCCGCGCAGCTCCTGGACCGGCCTTTGCGCTGCCGGGTTTTCACTATTGCGAAGCCTCGCCGTTCGCGGCAATGTCGCCGCCGATGACCGAGCTTCGCCCCATAAAGGGTGGTCGTATGACCGACGAGCCTCGCGCCGGCAGACGGCGCGCGCTGGGCGAGAGCGAGCAGATCACGTGCTCGGTTTGCCTCACCGACACGGGTGTAGAAACGAGCGCCATCCAGCAGATCATCGCAGCTCCGCGCCGATCCCCATCCGGACGGATCGTCGGCGGCACCCGCATGTGGGTCTGCGCGCACTGCCTCTCGCGAGGCAAAGTGGTCGAGCTGATCCACGGTGATGCGATCATCGACCTTTAGCCGACCTCAGCATTTCCGACTTCAACCGACCCGCCGATGGCGGGTTTTTTTTGCCCGCGACGCGGGCGCCAACTGGAGAAAAGCCGATGGCTTTGCGTGCCTTGATTGATTCTCTCGACGATGTCGCAGAGGGTCTGCGTTCCGAATACAAGAAGACGAAGGTGAAGCGCGGTAACGAAGAGGTTGAGGTCTTTGCGCTCGACATCACCGGCACCGACGAGCACCCGGATGTTGCCAATCTGCGCAATGCTCATCAGCGCGTGAAGCAGGATCTCACCACTGCGAAGGAAGAACTGAAGGCGCTCAAGACCAAGGTCGAGGCGCTCGGTGATGACTTCGATCCCGCCATTGTCCAGCAGCTCAAGGATCAGATCATCGAGTTGCAGGAGAAGGGCGAGAAGGACCCGAAGGCTGCCGCGGATGCGCGCAAGCAGCTCGAGCAGCAGATCGCCAACCTTCAGAAGCAGGTCGCCGACCTGAAGAAGGAGCGCGACGACGCTGTGGCGGCAGTCGAGAACGAGCTTGGCGATGTCCTGAAGGGCGATGGCCTGACCAAGGCTCTCGTGGAGGTCGGTGTCGAGCCGAAATTCATGAAGGCCGTCACCGCCATGCTGGCCGGCCAGGTCAAAGTCGAGAAGGGCGAGGACGGCAAGCGCAAGGCTTTCGTCACCACCAACCTCGGCGACGTGCCGGTCGAAAAGTTCGTCAAGGATTGGGCCGCTTCCGACGAAGGCAAGGAATTCGTCAAGAAGGCATCCGGCTCTGGTGCTGGCGGCGGCGGCGATGACCGCAAGCTCGATGTCAATCCGTTCCTGGAAGATGCCTCCAAGGGCATCAAGCCCAACCTCACCAAGCAGGGTGAGATCGTCAAAGCCGACCCGGCTCAGGCCGAGCGGCTGATGAAGGCCGCTGGCTGGACGGCCGAGCGGATCGCCAAGCGGCTGAAACCTGCCGCTTGATTCCTCGCGGAGGGCGACGCCTTCCGCATTCGTAACAGCCGTGCCGATGGCCGGCTTAGTCACAAAAACCGACAAGCCTGCAACAGGAGAAAAATCGCATGGCTGCTACCAAAATCGCGGACGTCATCGTCCCCGAGGTCTTCAACCCGTATGTGCAGGAGATCACCGCTGAGCGGTCGAACCTGTGGCAGTCGGGTATCGTCGCAACGGTGCCGAACCTCAACATCCTCGGCTCCCGTGGCGGCACCACGATCGCAATGCCGTTCTGGCACGACCTGACCGGCGAGGAAGAGATTCTCTCTGACTCGACCCCGCTCGGCGTCGACAAGATCACCGCTGGCCAGGACGTCGCAGTCCTGAACGCACGCGGTAAGGCGTGGGGCGTCAACGACCTCTCGGAAGCGCTGTCGGGCGATGACCCGATGGATGCAATCGCGGGCCTCGTGGTCGCGTTCTGGAACCGCCGATGGCAGGCCCAGATCATCTCCATGCTGAAGGGCGTGTTCGCCGCGGCGTCCATGTCCGGCAACATCTCGGACATCTCCGCAGCATCCGGTGATGCAGCGGTGATCGGCGGCGACACCGCCATCGACGCGATCTACAAGCTCGGTGACGCGGCCGGGCAGCTTACCGCAATGGCCGTTCACTCGGCCGTCGCCGCCAAGCTGCTCAAGGACGACCTCATCGACGTGGAGCGTGACTCCGAGGGCCGCACGATCATGCAGCGCTATCAGGGCAAGGCCCTGATCGTCGATGACGGCATGCCGGTGTCGGGCGGTGTCTACACCTCGTACCTTTTCGGTCCCGGCGCTATCGGGTTCGGCGAGGGCAACGCACCGGTGCCGACCGAGACGGATCGTGACTCGCTCGCTGGCGAGGACATCCTGATCAATCGCCGGCACTACGTCCTGCATCCGCGGGGTGTGAAGTGGGTGGGCACACCGGCTGGTGTGTCGCCGACCAACACCGAGTTCGAGAACGGCTCCAACTGGACCCGCGTCTACGAGAACAAGAACATCCGCATCGTGCAGTTCAAGCACCGCATCGCGGCGGCCTAACAGCCGGCACGATCTGAGAGTTCGACGAAAGGCCGCCTTCGGGCGGCCTTCGTCGTTTCAGCCCACAGTAGGACGAACCGAGAAAAGGATCTCACATGCCTACGACCAACTATGGGGTTTCCCGCAAGGGCTTCCCGCGCGCCCTCAAGGGCCTCTACGACTTCCTGTCCGGCACCAAGTCGAACGGTGCAGTCCCGGCCGTCACCGGCCTCACGATCACCGAGAATGGTGTCGGCCCGATCAAGCAGACGGTCTTCAACTTCTCCAACGTGGCCTTCGCACTCGCGGACAATGCTGGCGTCGTCGCCTACTCGGGCAAGAAGATCTACGACTTCCCGGAAGGCCTGATCAAAGTCCTGGGCGCGGTGGCAAATCTTGCGCTGACCAAGTCCTCGGCCGGCGTCAACACCAATTGGGATGGCGACTTCGGCGTCGGCACCGTGACGGCGTCGAACGACGGCACGCTGGCGTCGACCGAGCAGAACATCATCCCGACCACGGCAACCCCGCAGGCTACGGCGGGCGCCACGACCGCGCGCGGAAAGAATGCCGCCGATATCGCGCCGCTCGACGGCACCGGCACAGCCATTGACCTGTATCTCAACTTCCTGGTCGATGATGCGGACCACGATGTCACGACGACGCCGTGCAACCTCATCGTGAACGGTACGCTGACCGTCACCTGGATGAACCTCGGCGACCACGGCTAATCGCCCAACATAAGGAGCCCGCCATGG